GGTCGTGGATGCAGGAGCAGTCCAACCCTTTTCTTCAACTTCGTCGAAAATCGACAACAGTGTCGAAGCGCGACGTGGTTTGATGATGTTGTTAATCAATGATTTTCCTCGGTTCTGACGAACTTCGGCAATATCATACGCCCAACCATCATCAATGTGCTTCCAAGGCACCTGAAGCTGAGAGAGCAGGTTTGTGACATCAATGTTGTCTTCCGCATACCTACCTTTGTGGGTCGCGGTGTTCTGATGCTTAAGCATCAATGTACGCTGAATTCCTTTACCAGAAGGAATGATGCGTTTGTCTTTGAAAATCTTTCCCATGATCTCATAAGACTGAAGCCTTTGAGCCACAAGCTGAATTTTCGGACGGCCAAGGTCATATAACGTTGCCGCCATTAAATCATCAAGTTCAGAATCTCTGATTCCAATACCCATTTTAAATTCTCCTTAAATCAGATCTCGAATTCTCCATCATCGGAATCAGTAATACCTTTCTCAGAGTGGAAATCATCCACACGTCTCGCGGCGCGTTCTTCAGCGCTCAACTCATTATAGGTACGACTTCTTGGCCGATAACCGATTTTCTTTGATCTTTTATTTGCTTTTTCTTTTTTGTCCGCTTTGTTCTGTGCGCTCACCTTGTCAGCGAACTCAAGACGCAGTGCCTTTTTGAACAAAATGTTCAAAGGCGGCACAGAACTTCCATTTTGCTCATATCCAGCGGCAAGCACCCTCATCGTTTCCACGATTTTCTGTCGATTGCCTCTCTCGGTGGAATTTTCGGCGAGATCAAGAGACTCACCTTTGCCGAAAACCGGCACGTATTCATCACCGAGCTTTTCAATCATACCATCAAATCGCTCCATGAAACTGCCCTGCTGTTGAGCAGATAAATTCTCAATCAATTCTCCAAATTGAGTTTTCACAGAACTCAAGTCACCGAATTGCGAGTTGAAATTTTTCAAATTCTGATTAATGAAACCTTCAAGAGATTTCACTGTTTTAATCAATTCAGGGATGATCGGATCATACTGTTCAGGATCGCTGTATTTCTCAGGATTAAGACCTGATTCAAAAGTCTTAAAATCTCCATCATGATTTTGATTCTGCTGATCATGATTCTGATTCTGCTGATCATGATTCTGATTCTGCTGATCATGATTCTGATTCTGCTGTTGATAAAATTCTTGCCCCCGTTTAATAATAATACTGTCCATGAAATCCAAGTTTTTACGAAGCTCTTCTTCGCTCTGAAACTGTTTGCTGATCTGATCATGATTTAAACCATAAGCAGATGCTTCATCCAGGATTTCCTGACTGAAAACCTGATCATCTTCATCACCGGATTCTTTTTTAATATCCTCTTCATTTTCATCTTCATCACCGGATTCTTTTTTAATATCCTCTTCATTTTCATCTTCATCGACAAAAGAATCGTCGATTTCATTCAAATCATCACGCTGATCATGTTGATACTGAGTATCCTTCTGATCCAGAATTTCATCTTTTACTTGTTCAGACATTACTTTTCTCCTTTTTATGCCCCAGTAAAACTATCAAGATCATAAAGGCTATTCGCCTTCAAAAAATTTCGCCGATGTTGACGATCTCTGAATACAACACGTCCATCACGCAAAACTTCAGTAGGTACTCCTTTCTTATTGCAATGATTAATCAATTCCTGCCTTTGATCTGGATTCACACCAGCGGCCTGTGAGATAATAGGCCAACTTGTATTGAAACTTCCAACACCTCGTTGTTCTTCCCTGATATTCCTGTAAAATGGTTCCCCGTTGTGTAGGATGAATTTCCTTCCATCTTCATCATGTTTTTCAAGACGATCTTTTTCCTCAATCGACATAAACTTTTCAATAGATTCGCTTTCATCCATCTTTGAGTAAATAAAAATCCCCATGCCCACTTACTCCTTATCTGCAATACACGGCCTCGATAAAAGTTTGTCTTTTATCTGAATCATGATTTCAAACTGGTCTTTCGAGCTTATTAGCATGTCTTGAATCACTTTTGTATTCTCACCGATTATCCGATTATTTTCTTCCATTATATTTAATAATCGATGTACAAGCCATACAATGATCCAAAGCAAAATACCACAAAATCCAGCAAACCCGAAATTCGTTATCTCTTCACTATATTTTACGATAGAATCCATGATCACATAATCATACCAGCTTTCTGGTCATTATTCATCTTACTCCCAATACCAGATAGAAGAGCTTGCATCAAAGCTGAATCCTTGCCCTCTCGCATTGAACCAGGAATGTTTTTCCGAATATAAGTTCGCGTGGTATCAGGAATCTTTTTTACAGGTTCACCAATAACTCCTGTTTCATTAGCGCGTTTGCTTTCCATGAATAATAGAAGATCATTGAGTTCAGGCATATTACCATACCTGGAAAGAATCTCCATAAGATACTGTGCATCAATTGTTCCGCCCTGAGATTGAATCATCGGCATAAGAGGAAGAATAACATTTGTTAAAACATTAATTATGTTTCGAGCGCGAACAGCAGGAGTTGGTTCCTGTAAGGAATATGGCTTGATCTTAAAATTGTAATCCAGAAAATCGCCTTCAATAACTTCAGGCGTAAGTCTTACCGGGATCTCAATTCCGCTGACTCTCTTCGTCAACGGCAGGTCAATGAACGGATCCGTGAACATATACCATGAAACTGATTTACATAAATCAGTAACGCATTCCTCTACACGTAATTGAAGGGACGCAATATTCTCATTCGCGGATGAAGATAATAGCTGATCCTGACCCAAAGTCTCTGACTGTGCTGAAAGACCGCCGATTGAATCAAGGTTATTTGCGAAATAATTGAACAAATCCTTGCCCTGTAAGAAAAACGCGAAATTTGTCTGATCGATCCCACCAAAAGAAATCTCCTTCACCTTATCAGGATTCGGAAAATCTATGATATCTCCATCACAGGAATCACGTATTACTCCGATTGCTTCCTTGGCTCGTGGATGAACCCCTGTAATAGTTTTCTGTCTATTAGCCTGATTCCTGAGTTTCCGCGCCAATGAATTACAAAGATCGTGGATATCAACCCATAGAGCCGCAGGAGGTAAAGGCATGATATTCGACGGAACATCGTGGAAACACAACATATTGTATGCGCCCTCTTCAGGAGCATCAAGCTCCTTGATCCTCACATGCCTCGATCCGATTGTCTTGCCGTTAACCGGGTATGTTACCACCATACGTTCACCTGGGATCTCGATATCAATAAGTTCACACATATCCATGAACCCATCATATTCATTGCTTGAATCATTTGATTCGGATAAATCAGCGACGGATTTATCATGCTTCATCCAGTAGTCAATTACGTTTACATCATCACGACCAGGACCATCATAAATCCCGGGATTATCTTTGACGTAACTCAATGGGATCCTATACTTGTCGCCTCGGTACTGAACCTCTTCCCAATGCTTGGCTTTCATGTCCACGACAAAATCATCAAAGTCAATATACGATACGTAGGGCTGACCTATATCCATCGTGGAATCACCGATCTGAATTTCTCGACCGGAACACAAACCCTTTTTAAAAATTGTTATTGAGAAAAATGCGTTCAATACACCGCGCCGGATCTCGTCCTTGAGTTTCATTTCATCAATAACACGATTCACTCCAAGCTCGAAAGTCTTTGCGAACGGCCTGAGTTCAGATGATCCTGGAGAAGTTATCAAGACCTGCGGATTTGATACCACCAACTTGTTCAGATAAATATAAACCGCCAACGCGAGATAATTCACCGGGCTTTTCGGACCTGCATCCGTGCCGTAATGATGGCCTACAAGTTTTCGTATGAATTCAACACGCTTTGACCTGAATGACTGCAATCGCTTGTAATCACACTCAACAACACTCGCAATTCGATCCAAATATGGTGAATTATCTGGCATTACCAATCGTCCTTTCGTTTAATCAATCTCAATCGTTCTCGTAGCCTGGCTTCAGCACAGTTCGGAGGAATCACTTCAGGAACAGGTTCTTTTTCCTGTACGAGATTATTAAATGAATTCATGTCGAGCATTTTTGCGCCTAACGCATCTGAAATCACTATGTCAGCGTGTCCGTCACGCGCGCCGCTTGGATCATCGTTTTTCACCGCCTTGGAATGTGTGGGAACACCTTTGACATAAATAATGTTCCTACACTCGGATACTGCGTACCGACTTAGATTCTTGATTTTCTTCATAATTAACATTTGACGGTACGTGCCCAGTAAAGTGATCTTGTTCTCCTTCGTAGACCACCACCCTGGAATGTCAGTATCTTTGGGGATCTCGGATTGTTCCAACTGCTTGTAATACATACTGGGATATGATTTGTCGATACACCGCTTGCCAAATTCCCGGCCAGGACCGTTGGCTTCCCAGATCAAATCGCATGGCTTCATCCCCATGCTCAACCAGCGTCCAAGAGCCATCGCATAATCCGCAAGCTGGGTCGGAATAATGTATGGATTCACGTATTCTAGTACCTTATATCCGCTTACGTAATCATAACCGCTTATCGTTGAGTTCGATGCTCCAGTACCAATGCCAATGTCACAACTCAATACCGCTTTCACAGGACGAGTGAGTTTGTTCTCGCCGTCAAGCATCAACCATAGTTTCAACATGCCGCCATCGATGTTGACAAACCGTACTTTCTCACGGTCATCCTCGGAATTGAACTCAATCTCACCCTCGAAATACGGATCAGTGGTCTCGGATTCAATGAGTTTGTCCAACATGGGACCGTCAAAGAACATCGCTCCGGAACCATGCGGGTCCATGTCAAGCTGTTCCTTGATCTCAATAATAGTTCTGCGTCTGCATTCCCGATCATACCATGGACTGTGGAGCCCTTGATAATATCCATGCTCATGAACGAACTGATATCCAGGGTTGTTGTCATGCCATTCTTTGTCAAGAACAGTGATTTCCTTGGTTTTACGATCAACACGGTACAAACCAACGTTCTTCTCCGGGTGCATGCTCCAGTGAAACGTGAGCTTCGTTACATCCGGCCATTTCCCCACGTCAAAAAAAGCATTCCCAGAACCTTCATACGTGCTGTTGAATATACGGCATCGCGTAACGTCAGCCGTAGCGGATAAAACCCTGTAACCATGTTCAACCGAGGCAAATTCATCCAAAAGTATAGCCGTCTTGCGGTCTCCACGACCAGACCTGGAAGTAGTGGATTCACCCTCAATTGTTGAACCATTGTCCATGTTCTCCAGGTGGAGCTTCTTCCTACCAGAATCCCTGTCATTCGGCAGTAAAAACCTCGGGGTCTTCATGTGAATGTAATCCAGCTTCCAAAATAAACTCTTGGGATCCCCGATTTTGTCAACGTAGTCCTCGTTCCGGCTTAACCATAAAAATGAAGTCATTGGCTGAAAATGCCAGCAAAACTCGCAACATAATATGCAGATCCACGTTGCACCCATGTCACGGCTCTTCTCGTTGAAAACATCACCGCCATTGTCAATGCAATCCATGATCTTTAGAATCGCATCATCCTGGTAATCATAGGTAATGAATGGATTCTCCTTGAAACCACGGGGCTTCCGGGGATCAAAAGTCCAAACAACGGTGTTTATGTAAAACAGCGGATCCCTGCTACAGGCTATCCACCAATCACGAGCAAATCCAGTGTCTCGATAACCGCGCTCGATCATCTTTAGACGAAACCTTATGTTCGCCTCACGATCCATTGGAACCATCGATCGATCAAACATTACCTGCGCCCCCCGCCAGATAACTTCTGGGATTTCGCGCGATCGTTTAAAACCAAAAGCTCAGACATGAAATTCTTTAAATCACGACCGTCATCCGTCAACCGCTCAATCATCTCGTCAAGTTGAGACTTTTGGGGCATCCGACGTGTCGTGTAAGTCTTGAGAAAATCTGAAATCCTGGACTCGCTTTCTCGAATCCAGATTAAATGAAAAAACGCTCCAGGTGCAGGAGCGTCTTTGGGCTTGATGTCAGTAATGA